TCCATTACATGGATTGTTTCCAATGATTGTTTTACCCAAGTTCTAACGATATCGCCAGTTGCGTTTTTTTTATTAGAAGACACATCTTCTCTTTTTTTTCTTTTGCTGAACATACAAGCAACGACTACGATTAACAGCAAAACAGTCCATAAAACCATATTCATCCTCTCATCCTTCTTATATTCATTAAATCGCAATTATGGATTCCTCAAATTTATTTTTTTTAATACCATATTCATTTGTTCTTGTAGAACATCATACTTATCTTCCAGTTCCCCAACTTTTTTATAATATGTTTCATGGATATTCGGCATTTTGGCACTGATATAGAACTCGGCATACAGAATAGAATTTATCTCATTTTCCATGAGGTTAAAGTTCCCATAATTCACTTTGTCGGGATTGTCGCTCATGCAGGTGACAAAGCCGTGTTCATGAAACCGGTTCTTCAAGCGTTTGAGGTAGGAGCGTCCATCAAGGTCGCTGATGACATATACGTGCTGATCGCGGAGGTCTTCCCATTCGGCACGATCCAATAAGCGCACCACGACATAAGAACTGTCTAATATGGTAGGTGCCATACTGTCCCCTTTTACCCTGACACAATAATATTGCGCATGGCGATGCAGCATAGATGCTGGCAATTTTATCCCGTCCACTGCTTCTATATAATTCGGATTAGGAAAACCGGCAGTTCCAGCCGCTACGGATATTTCCACTATGGGGATGGTAACAGTATTATCTTCCGTGAAAGAGATTACCTCCACAGCCGGATCGGCTTTCTCCATAACGGACGGTACTTCTTCGGTGCGGAGCATGGAGCCTTTACCAGCGAGGAGCCATTCCGCATTAACATTTTCGCACTTTGCGAATATTAGTTCGCTATCATATGTATTACGGGACATCCATGTGCTAACACCTTGAGGAGTAATACCTAATCGCTTAGCAAACTGTGACTTATTACCATTATCATAATACTCAATCAATTGTTCGAGCATCTTCTTTTTATCCATATTCAAAGATATATAATAAACATTATGCGAAATATTTCGCAGAATGTTTGGTTTGTATTCGCGAAGTGTTTATATTTGCAACGTCTTAATGAATTAAGATAGCCCTCAAAGATATAAATAGCAACTCATAAATCAAAGAATATGGCAAAAAAAGAAAGGTACATCAAGCTAGACAAAGACAAAGTAAAGGAGATTGCAGACATCAAAGGAGTGTCTACGGTAACTGTGTATGCGGCACTGAAGTTTCAAACAGACAGTGCACTGGCGATGCTTATCCGCACGTGGGCTTTGAGTCATGGCGGAAAGCTGTTTGAGGAAGCGGAGAATCCTTATCAGAATGTAGTAACCCTATAAACAGAATAATTATGAACAAGATTGAAGAAGCCTTTAGAGGCTTAGGAAGAACAGAGAAAGTGAGATTCATTTCGCAGAACATCGAGTATGCAAACGCGGTCGTTGTAGCCAATTATGTAAAAGGTTATCTTTTCGACGTCCTTCAAGATGTAGGCGATGATAACTATGTAGCAATGTATC